AGCTACTATTAATATACTTAGTATATAGTTTGTTCTATATACATAATATTATATATATATATATATATATATATAATACTATTATATTATTACCGATATGATATGGGATCGGATATATTTAATATCCTTCACCCCATAATATATATATATGACTTAATATATATATATTATGGCAATCGTGTTGACTGATTATATAACCGATTTAAACACCATCTGTACCGACCATGAAATGATTAAATTTACCAAAGCTTTAACACTTAACGATATATTATACAATTGTATTATTAAACATAAAGAATTTACATCTGAAGATACTAATATATTATTAGAATTCAGAACTGAAGCCAGAAAAATCCATCAATATATGTTAAATGATAGATTTAATAGTGATAAAATACAGAATACAGATAAGGAACTTAAAAAAATTAAGAATAACCCTACTGTTATGAAGTATTTACGATCTGCAGTAGATTTTGATGTAGATCAAATTTCTGCTAAAGCTCCTAATGCATTAGATATTACTAAAATGTTTAAAACACTAGAGCACTATTTTATGATATCTGGTAAGGAACAGCGCCCTAATCGTTATGGTATTGAAGACTTAGACCTCTCATATTATAAAGGTCCGTCAGAAAAGTTATTTGCTAACGTGGACATATTAATTACACGTGGTAAGTCTCTTAATGATGTTGAACTAAAGCGAAAGTTATTTTCGTTTATACTTTCTGAAATAGTAATATATAGACACCATAAACATAGAAAGCTTAAATATAACGTTGCTACTATAACTGATGAATATACAGGAAATAGAAGTATAAATGATTTATTAGAGAATGAATATTCTGATGAAAATGTAAGATCATTTTTAAGGCAGTTCGATCTTAAAAAAATTATAGATCAAAAGCTTTTAAATGCGAACATATATCAAACAAATTCATCAGGCTCGTCCGGTAAACAATCTGAACTATCAATATTTAATGATTTAGTAGCACTAGTACGAGATAATAAATTATATACCGCAGTTAAGAATATGCTAACTAATTTTGATAATGGTGCTAAGGTAATTGAATTTGCCGATGAACTTTATAATACTATAACAACCAAAGATCCGAGCATTCTTACTAAAGAAGATATATTCCACTCACGCCTTGTTACTTTTACGGCTAACGGTGCAAAAACACGCATAATCGCTGTAATTGATTGGTTATCGCAGAGTGCGTTGTTACCTCTGCATAACACAATTTTTCAACTATTACGACATATACCTGCTGATAGGACGTTTCGACACAAAGAAGGTGTGGACATTGTTAATAATAAATCAGATTTTTACTGTTCTATCGATTTAACTGCTGCCACAGATCGAATGCCGAAACAACTCCAGAAGCGTATAATCAAAGTGTTGTTCGAAGAACTTGGATTAAACGGAGTAGACATCTCTGAACAGTGGGACATAATTACAGACAGAGAGTTTTCTGTAGCTGGGTCGAATTTGCAAAATGATAAATACACAACCATACAATATAAAGTCGGCCAAGCAATGGGTATGTTAGGTTCCTTTGCCATTATGAGCTTAATGCACCATTTTATATTAAATAAAATATGCGAAGCTGACTTCGATAATTATCGAATAGTAGGAGATGATCTAGTATTCTCCGAAAATCGAATTTTCTCATCATATTACAAGCATTTGAAAGCAATAGGCATACAATTGAATGAAAATAAATCAATTATATGTGAAAACAAAGAAGACATAGCAATTGAATTCGCCAGAACTTTTGTATTCAACAGTTTAAGGTTATATCCTATAAACTTCGGGAAATGCATTGAATATACTAAGGGCCTTAATACAGCATCTGATCTTATTTTTCCTATTAAGGAACTAGTCGACACTTCATTTTCAGAAGAAATCTATAATAGTGGGATATTCCGAGATGCAACGGAAGGAGAAATATTAATTTTTACTTTAGCTGCTTCGACTCCCATTCTTAATAGCTTAGGTAATCATTTCGATTATGCAACTGCTAAAAAGTATTTTGAAGGCAATACTAATAGAAAGTATATACCTGAGTCTGTTCATGCAGATATTGTAGACGATATAACAATTCATCAAAGTAGAGTAAAAAAATCTTCAGTGATTAAAAATATTGGTAAGGATAATTTATTAATTGAAATGACGGTCCAGTTACGTACAAAGAAGCATCTACATATTCTCGAAGCCCAAAAGTATATATGGGGTGAGATGATGAAGGTAGAGGGTATACTTGGTGAAATTGCTTTCGACAAATATACTCAAATATGCTTAGATACTCAGTTTCCAGAGCAGGATTTCATATCTTTCTCACCGTTATTGAATAATCAAAAAAAGATGGACATAATTTTAACATATAATTATCTTAACCAAGACAATAAAATAAGCCCTAGTAAAATAAAAATATAAAGAATATGATAATGCCCGAACCGTTACATATTTATTGAGATTTTCTTTAACGTACGCCTTCGTGTTTGTTCGGCTATGCACGTTAGGTCTATGCGTAATATATATATATTCGGTTTCTGAGATGAAGTGGAAGGATGGATAACCACATGTCAAAGACAGGAGTATGACAGTATTGTTATTTACTTTGAACACTCTTGAAGATATCTAAATGATATCGAAGGAGTCCTGATATATTCAGGAAAAACCTATTTACAGGGAGTTCATATATCTATAATATTTCGATCCATGTATAAGAACAAAGTTATCTTATACACAACAACACTAACGACTGACATTTCATCAGTTCGGTCGAAATTAAGTGTTCTAATTGGATACAATTCCGACACGATTATAGTTTTATATAGAATGTAG